TGTGACCTTGTCTCCAGACTGTAGAGAGGTGTTGAAGGTTATGGTCGCAGTGGCATGAGACGAAATATAATCAGCACCGCCGCCACTTTCCTGAAGTATGCCGTTACGCCAGACAAGGAGTGTTTCGTCTGAAGAATGGACGAAGGCTATGGTAGTTGTCGCAGCCGTAGTTTCCGTGTCTTGTCGTCTGTAGTTAGTAACCGATTGAGAGCGCACACTGTACACGGTTATTTTATCGGCGATAGCTACCCCCGTGCCGGAAGATATAGTAATCGTGTTGGCAGACGAAGACGGGGTGTATTCAGCTACAGAGGCGGTTGTTGCCGTGGCTAACAATACACCGTTCTTATAAACGACGACTTCTTCTGTGTTCGCGTCAAACGTATAAGGTATTACATTCGCAGTCCCGGACAATGCTGCTAAAACACTTGTTGCTGTCGCTGTCGTACCTGTAGTAGGAGCCTGAAAAGACATCGTAGGTGCCGCTGTGTAACCCGAACCCGCAGATGTCAGCGTGACGGCAGTAACTTTTTGGTAGGTCGCGGTGTCAGCAGGGTCTGTACCAACAGTAGATGTAGCCGTGGCGATTGTCCCGCCAGAAGCTTGCGGGCTGGAAAATGTTATGGTGGGTGCAGTGGAGTAGCCGGTGCCAGCGTTTGTAATAGTGAAGGTTGTCCCTACCCCTGTGGCTATTTCAATATCTGCTCTGTTAAAAAAGAACGGCCCTTCTACTGTCCCTACGTTAGAACCTGACGGCCCGCGCAGGGAGGTAAGGTCAATAAGAGATATCCAGCCAGTGTCAGCGGCGGCGTACGTGCCAACGCGGTATTCCAAGCCGGTGACCGAGTCAACCCGCATTTCTACAGGACCACGGAAGACACCGCTTTCGTTAAATAATACAGCCAGAAGTTCACCGACTGTCTTGTCTCCAAGTTCGGCGGCGTTCAAGTAACGTATTACGTTTTCGAAATCCGTGTGGATGTTCCCACTGGAAACGTAGTTCTGTGGGTGTTGTTGTCTTAATCTAGCCATGTCAACCCGTCCTTATTGTTACAGCAAAACCAATTATTTTCAGTAATCCTTTGCCTCTGGTAGTGAAACGAAACTGCACACCCCTATACCGATGTTCAAATCTTCTTTCATACTGCCTTGATAGCGGAACATCGGGGAATTTGTCGTCCGCTCCGTCTTCTTCAATTAAGAATTGCAGAGCAGACAAGTATCTCCCCCGTTCGTCGAACGCTTCGACCTGCACTTCTCCCTTTCCTGTCGCTTGTAATATGAATGAATAGGTTTCTTTTACGTCGTTAATTGCTCCTTGCCATAAGATTGGGGTGGTCACTACCATTTCGGGGCTGAAATCTGTGACATCTTCTATTCTCGCGCGTTCCCAGACACCGCCGGGAGTCCCCAGAGCGGTGACACCCCCTAGTTGAACGCCGTTCATAGCATTTAGAAACGTTCCTGTAGACCATTTACTCTCACCACCAGACATAGGGTTAAGAGTAAGAGTCAATCTTTCACAAAGAAGGTCTGATAACGGGAAGAAAACGTGGTATTGACCTTCGTCTTGGTCAAAAAACCCCGAAATACTCTCCGGGTCCAGCACTTGTTTGAGCAATGCGCGGTAAGTTAAGTCGATCTTGTTAGACATTGGTATGGAAAATATCGTAACACCGTTAGTATCCGACCGACGTAGAGAGTGTACCCCGTCCCTAGAGCAGAACATAAGGTCAGAACCGGCTGCTGCGATGGTGTTATGGCTTATACAGCCGACTTTTATGTTGGCTTTGTCATCAATCTTCCACTGGGTGAAGTCAGGATGCAGTTCGTAGACAAGCGTCTGGTCGTTTGTGAAGACAGCAAGACGGTTATTTTCAAAAGCACCTAAGCCTTTAATCTCATCCGCTGTACCAATAACATTTGCAATATCAATGTCAGCAGCTTTTAACACAGAGGTAGCGGCGGCATCTTCGTCTTGCGGGAAGACACTATATTCATCGACGCGGCTAATATCAATTACGGTACGTTTGGCTGGTGCGCCCGCAACTGCCAGCCTGCGTTGGATAGCGACCCCGAAAGCTGGTTTTGGTTCTGACAACGGTTCAATTGAGTAAAACTGTTGACCGTCATAGCGATAAGGGACTTGGTCACGACAAAAGAAAATGACTTGGTTGTTAAACATACAAGACGATACGTTCTGTATCCGGGGGTACACCTCGTTAGCCTCGTGGTCTTGGTCTGATTTCAAGGTAAGCCCGCCACCATCCTGCTGGCACCAGACAAGTCTGTCTCGTCCATAGAAGGTAACGTGCTTAATCAAGCGGTCGCCAGAGGTTCTTTGGCTTGCGCCAGCGTCCCTGACTATTGACCCCCGCCAATCAGCGAAGCCGTTTTCTATTTGAATAAGGTGTTGCTTCTGGCCTGTGTCTAACGCGCCCTTGTCTCGCGATGCGTCTATCCCTTGGAAATCTTCATAAGGGTATACTTTAACCTCCACACCAGATGGAGCGTATGCTGTTGACATTCTTACCTCGCGCTATCGTAGGCTCGGTTATTGGACTTGTTGCTTTCGCCAACGTCGGTCGGGCTTAGTTGAACCGGGGCGTTGCCGTATTTCCGATTGTATAAAATCCTGTTCATGGATCTGAAATACATAGGCCCATAAGCTTCGATCTTATTACTCTGCTGTTGTACTGCGTACTGGTATAAAAGGCCTGCTATCATAATTTGATCCGGCACATCCCTGCTGTCTGTGGGGTGTACGTAGTAATCTATTTCAAGGTTGTCCCAATAAGGGTGAGACCTTAGGTCTTCCAGACACATGTTTGCAAACTCAATGAACATCATAATGACGTCGCCATCCACTGTGCCGGGGTGCATGTCGCCGTAGCGGCGTAAAGCTTGGTGGGCAAGGGTTTGGAGGGCCGAGAACGGTTCACCGAGATGGGGGTTAAGAGATGAATAGCGGTTACGGTCGTCAACATTAGCATCCAAATATTCAATAGTTAACTTGGCGGCGTCTTCTATTTTCTTCTTGTCAATGCCGTCTCTTAGGTCGACGGGGCCGGGGCGGACCTTATCGTCTGCGTCACGGTTCGTTGGTTCGCCTGTCGGCTTTGCCATGTCTTCATAATTAACGGTCTGCTTCGACGTTATAGAACTATAGGCAGCCATAATGTTTCTCCTTACTTAGTGGATTTAATAATCCTGCCCATGACAACGTGGTGGTGTGCTTCGAATTTCGGGGCGAGGGCTACGGGTACACGCCAAGTTACGTATTCTTTTTCACTGTCCCAGATGCCTTTACAGATTTCGCCTGTGACTTTGATATCCCAAGCCATGACCTCTTCTTTAGCGCTTACATACCAAGCCCACTCTGGGCCTGCTTTTTTCCCTTTGTGTTCCTCGGTTACTTTAGATTTTGCCTTATTTTCAGAAGTTTCTTTAGCTATTGCGTCACGTTTTATGCTTCGTAATGTCATGGTTTTGATTCCTCAAATAAATTAAGGGGTTAAGACACCTAGCCCCAACCCCTTAATAATAACAAAATTAAGAAACAAGTCGTCCTATTAGGATAAGGCAGACCAGTTCTTAATGCGGTGATGCACTTTCTGCTGGGTCATTTCGAGACCACACTCAGACATGTACATGTGCTTAACGCCGTCGAAATCGTTGGTCTGGATATCACGGATAAGCTGTGTATCGCGACCAGCCATGTAACGGTAGTTAAGGTGGTTCATGTCAAGAATAATCATCTCTTGTGACATAGCGGATATCTGACGGAACATGGGGTGCATGTACACCAGTAAGTCACCTGCGAAGGTTGTGTACCGGGTAAAGGCTACGCCATATGCGTTGTCAATTTGCGTTGGTGCCCAACGCCCTTTGCCAACTTCCATCATGTTACTGATAGTGCGAGGACCACAGAAGGCGACTTTCTCGTTTGAACCGAAGGCAAAGATGTCTTCGACCAAGAAACGATCAAATTCTTTTTCTGTCATTTTGTTCGCAGTAGCAGTCGCAGACGCACAGTCAGTAATACTCGTGATAAAAGACAACAAACCACCAGTGTGGCGAGTCGGACTTGCAGTCGACCCGTTGGCTTCATTACGAGTTCCGAAGAAGAATGCCCGCTCAATGTCACCCATGTGAAGTTTGAGTGCTTTGGTCAGACTTTCCTGTTCTTTATCGCCTGTACGAAGTTTGGTGTTTTGCAATGTACCAGAGACTTGGATCGCAGTTTTAAAAATCTGCGTAAAGTTAAAGTCTGTGGTTGGATCGAAGCTGACAGCAGTTGGGGCTGTGCCACCTTCCTGATCCGCAAAACCTGCAATGACGAGTTCCTGATTATCAGCAACCGCCGCGGCAGTGGTTCCTGAAGCGCCGCGAACAACCGTTACGGGTGTTGCAGTGCTGTCAGCAGCTACGGACATCATTTCGCTGGTGGCGGGGTTAAACAACATTGTCCCTACGATTAGGAAATTGTCGTCACCTGCGTCAAAAGCAACTGATGTAGCGGAACTGTTTAATGCACCATTAACTGTGATGGTGCGGTTTGGTAGCTCGTCCCTGAAGTGGTTGTATTTGGGATCGTCTGTGCTTTCAGACGAAGACATTGCAAGCAAAGCCTGCAATGGCGCAGAGCCGTTTGGTTCTAGGAGCGTGAATAGCTCCCGGTAGTTGGTAGGACGGAAGTCGGTTGTGAATTGACCCGTCCCACGCAGTCCTTGGATAGCAGCCATAGTTATGTACTCCTTCTGGTTGCCGAGTTGCGTAAGTAGTTCAAGTTCGACTTACCGACCATTTTAGTTACATTCAGTATCGTCCAATGGTTCGAATCGTCTATGGTTTAATAAGGCCGTAGCGTTACCAATACGTGGAGCATAGGTGACAACAATACTTGTGTCGTCCCTTAATTATCTGTTACCCCATATTTCTTTTCTGCATAAACTCGTCAGCAACCTGACCTATGAATTGTTCGTCTACTGACGAAGTATTCGCTGGAGTGCCAGCCGCGCCGGGGGTGCCGCCAACATTCCCGGTAAAGGCTTGCCGTCTTTCTGCTAGGGCTTTCAGGCGCTCCATCTCCGGGCTGTTCTTAGAGTTCTTAAAGTCATTGGCAACGTTAAGAGTTAGCTGTGCGTCAACAAAGTCTTCAAGTGTGTATCCACGGCCATATGCGAAATCAAAGAAGTCCTGCTGGTCTTCGTCTGGAAGGCCGGTTGCTTTCTGCGCAGCGTCTAGGTTGTTAGCCATCAGTTGTTGGGTGGTAATTTTTGCCTGCGCGTCGGCAGAGTTCACTTGCTGCGCGGCGTTGGCTGCGAGATTCTGTGTCTCACCAGACATCTTTGCCACCATGCTTTTTATTTGAGCGTTCTCTTCTTGAAGAGCGCGCATTGTACCAGCGGCTTCTTTATAGTGGGGTGGTAATGAAACGGCATTTTCCTCTTCCCATGCAGACATTTCGGCTTCCATACTGTCAAGCGGGACACCGGGGCTGTCTGGTGTAGGATCTGATTGGCCGCCCATAGTCGGGTTAGACATGTAGGCTTTGGCGGCAGCGTTAAGGAATTGTACTATATCGTCCGCTCCTACATTCTGCCCTGTGTCTTGGTGTACGCTTTGCTGTATTTGGGTAGCGAAGTCCAAGACAGGACGCATAGGCGCGACCTCTGTCTGGTGTTTGAAATTCAGATCTGAATAACGGTTGTATGTGTCCTTGATTTGTTTTTGGGAAAGAGTTCTTTCGTCTCCTTCACCGAAGGCAACCTTGATAAAGGCTTCTTCTTTAGCTAGGTCTGCTTCTGTTTTTGGGGATACCGCTTCGGCACTCTGCTCAAGTGGAGTTGGTTCTTCTGCTACACCTTCTCCTGCCCCGCCTGCTGTATTGGCGGTTTTTTGCGCCTGTTGCACTTCGCCTTGTACAGCGGCGTCGACTTGCTCTTTCGCCATATTCGCCACACCTAGCTGCTCGTTGGCTAGTTGGTCGATTACGGTTTTGTCGTCTTCTGGATTTACTGCCATGTTATGCTCCTAATAGGTTAATTGTTACCTGCCGGGAGCCTTTTTACTTGTCTCATCCTTGTCTCCTGACAGCCGTAGCGGTCTTTTTTTCGGAAGCCGAAGCGTCCATTCCTACTATGTTGCCGTCTTCATCTTGTAAGGCTTCCATCCTTACCTCGTCCTCCAGTTTATGTTGGAGGGCGTCCGGCAACTCCACTAGTTTTCTTGCGGCCCATATGGCCCCTCGTCTGTAGTGGATCTCTTCCAACGACATTTGCATGCCATCGGATATTGCACACGATGCTTGGATTATCTCGGTTTGCATCACCGTTTCGAGATACTTCCAACCGTCGCTTTCCTTTAGTTCCTTAACAAGCTTCAAGCCTTGTCTTGGGTTCATGTTAAGCGGCCTTGAATTTATCGGCCTCTGCTAGAATACCGTCGTAGTCTTTGTACTCTTTAACAAGATCGTAGCCATAGTCTTTTAGAAGAGCGCCCTTTTCATCGGTGTAGTTATCAGGCTGGACGTCCCATCCCATATAACAAGCCATGTAAGCTACAAGCTGGAGGTCTTTAACCTCTGTAAGTTTTGCGCTAGCTGGCTGCTCCCCGATGTCACTAACCTTATCTTTAGGGACAAATATTATTCCTAGGTTTTTTGTAGGAGTAACAAGTGGGTAGACCCCTTGGAAAATAAAGTCGTCACCACTTCCATCAAACGTTTCGCCGCCTGATGTGTGGTCAAAGCTATAGATTACCGTCGCTGCCATCGTGTTCTCCTTTTAATAATAACCACGTAGTTGTAAGTGGTGTCCGTCTTGTGTCGGTCCATATGATGTGGTTGTGTAATAATTTGTCATGCGGCCTGATATGTAGTAGGGCGAGGCTTCCATACCGTTAGTCCACATAGTCCCGTCCATCATTAGAATACCCCACCCACCGTATTGGGAGGACGAGGTTGAGTGACCCATAGGCATGACATCCCGGATTTTACCCTGATAACCGTTTGGTAGGGGTACAGCATGCCAACTTCTCAGTTCTACACCGCCCGTTGTCCCGAATACCGGGTTAGCGTAGTTGTTGTATCCTGTGACATAAATCGAGCCGTTAACCTTATTCTCCCAATCCGTCTCATTTTGATGGGTGATGGCTATGGACTGTCCGTAGTATCCGCCGCCTGACGTGTTACCTACAACTTTAGAGACCCATGTAAGGTTTGCGTCTTTTGCCGGAGTGGTTTGGTTGCCTGAGGTGGTTCCCATTGCTGTCTGGCCCGATCCGTTTGGCCCCCACTTGTAGAAGTCTCCGTTGTCTGTGGTCGCCCAGCCGGAACTTAGGTGACAGTGGGTGAACCACATATCGAGAACTTTAAGACCGGCTGTAGAAGAGTTGAAGGTGCTAACCAAAGCCGGTGTTGTTACGTTACCACTGGCATTACCGTTCCCGGCTTGGCCAGTTGTGTTGTAGCCGTTAAAGTATAAGGCCCCGTCTTCGTTTAGCATCATGCACTGGCCGTAACTACCGTACCCGCCTGCTCGGAAACTCACTATTTTCTTATTGCTTCCAGCCGACATTGTGTGTGGGGAACCTGCCTGAATGTGGGTAGTTGTGCCGTTTCCGCATTGGCCGTAAGAGTTGTACCCCCAGCTATAAAGTTTGTAGCCGTCATCAACCCCAGACAAAGCGTATAATGTCGGGTAGTCAGAAGAATTGACAGCGATAGCTTTAATGTCTTTCCCAGACAAGCCGGTCGCTTCCAGAGGAATGCCTTGGTTGGTGGTGTTCGAACTGGTTACTTGGTTATGACCGTTATAACCCCAAATCCAGACCTTACCCGAGTCGTCTAACGCCATCACTGTGACGTTGTTGCCTGCCCCCTGACCTATTGCGTATTGGGTAATGGCGCTGGCAGCGGAAGGCATCGCAACAGGTATCCAACGATATTGGTTGGTTGTGGTGCCGTCACCAAGCTGTTTTACGTTGTTGTACCCACATGACCACATCTGTCCCCTGTCATCTAGGCAGTAAGAACTATTGTGGGATCTTGTGACTTGAACAATATTTGTGTTCTGCTCATCTATGTACGCTTGGTCAAACCCTTTTACTTGATCCCTGTACAGCGTTGGATGCCATGTGGGGCGAGGGTAGTTTCTCATATTACCGAGACAGTAATTACTGCTTCCTCCCCAGAGGTTCATTGTTTTATGCGCCGTGTCTGACGTTTGAATAATACAGGAACCACCGTAATAAGGCCCATTGTCGTTACGGCCTAGGTCGTTTGGATATATGCCTTTATTCGCATGTAACGGGAAGCTTGAAGTGTCTGAAACTTCTTTCTGAAGGGAAAAATCGTCACGGATGAAACCATTGTTAGCGGTTCCGGGGTAACCGGGCGCTCTTGGGTCTGCTACGCGACAACCAAGATCCATATCCAGACGGTAGTGAAAAGCACTGACTCTGCCGACATAATCCCATGCTGGTTTTCCTGCCGGGCCTTCGGACGTAAGGGCTGTACCTATTCCGCCAATTGCGAGACGAACTTCTCCAGAAGCAGTTGATAAATTGAACTCGTTATTTTTGCCCATACCGGCGTGTGTGGCACAGTATGGATAAATCACATCTGCTGTTACAGAGGCAGGCATGGCTATCGTTACTGTTGCGCCCGAATTTCCTGCTGTACCTGCGTATGTAATGTCGTTGGTACTGTCAGTCGGCGCGATGTCTAGGAGTTCTGTCCCCGCTGGACTTGCATGTGTGCCGTCTTTAGTTGTTGAGAACTTGAGTATGTGGTTCGTCATTGAAGTGTCGGACACATCAAAGACGTAGGATTTACTTGGCCACAGGTTGAAACTTACGTTTTTACGGTAATATACGTCTCCCGGTAGTTTGAACTGAAAATAATTAGTTGCTGACACTACATATTTTCTTACCCCTATAGTGAAAGAAGCGTCAGCAGGAGGGGCTGCGCGATAGATCATATCGCCGCCGGTTGTCGTTACCGTGCCTAGGGCAGCGGTAATAGCTTCAACATCTACAACGTGAGAGATTTGAGCCGTGCCTGAAGCGGCATAATCGCCGACTACCCAACCTGTTTTACCAGCTAGGATAACCGCGGTGTTTGCGTTGACTGCTCCTGCATACTTAACTCGTACAGGTTTAGTGGTTGTATTTCTTATGACGGTAGTAAAGGCTCTGTTAGGCGCAACGATGGAGAGTTCCGTTTCGCTAGGTACAGAGGCCTGAGTAAGTTTTATGACAGGTTTCCCGACATCTTCTATGGTTAGAGTCCATACACCACTTGTCGCTGCTGAGTAATCCAGTAGTTTGGAGGGTTCGTTTGTCTCGTCAAACAGTTGCAAGAGAGCGTCAGCGCCGGTTATGGCTTCCACAGCTTTTCCGATATATACCATATCGTTCGCTGTAGACCCCGCAATCGTGCCTGAGGTTGTCTCAACAATAGTCTTGCTTCGCGTTTTAATCGCTTCCACAAGATCCTTTAATGTACTCATAGACATATGTACTCTCCTATACGATACCTAAATCTAGTATTACCTCGGCCTCTAACCTGTCTAGCCTCGGTGCCGAGTTTGAGTTGAAAGTGTTAATGGCTGTTAATATGTCATCCCCATTTAGAATGATGTTCCATTTGGTTGAATCAAGATTTGCCGGTCCAGTGTGTTCTACTATACAGACGTAAACTTTGTTGTCGTCCTCGACAAAGTCTAATCTGTTATAAGCTGTACCGCTTGCATAAACACCTTTTTGGCGGAAGACAGTTTGGTTTGTGTCCGCCCATCCTGCGTCAGGGTCTGAGTAAACGCCGAATCTTGCTTGTAGTGTATTTTCTATGTCGTCGGGCTTTACCCTAAACATGATAACCGTAGGATCTATTGTTCCTGCGGTAGTGAACAGGGTTCCAAGAACAACGGGCAGAGTCGTCGTGCCAAACTCGCAGGCCTCTAAATAAGTGTCTAGATTATGTACACCTGTTTTGGACGAGCGAAACTGTAGTTGCTCTGTCTTGGGAGTGGTGGGCGTCGAGGTCATTTAATACCTTCTTGTACCATAAAGTTTATCATTTTTGATTTGGTTAGAGTAAACTTATCATCTTCTTTGTATCTTGCCTCAAGATAATCCATCTTTTTAACAAGGTCGTCCACCTGTGGGGTGCAGGAACATGTCATATTGCTGGTTGCAATGAGAGCCTTTAGTTCTGTGAAGTGACCGCTTACTTCTTCTTGGAGAGCATCCATCTTCTCGTTTACAAGAGCCTTGATGTAGTCCTTAGCCAATGGTTCGAGACTTATGTTCTTTTCTATCTGGTATGATTTAATCGCCATATTATCCTCCCATTTCTGGTGCTTGGCGTTCCATAGGAACAACGTTACCTGCCTCTGCCTGTCGCATGAGTTCTTCCTGCGGCACAACATTCGCCCCGCGGGTTTGTTCCATTAAAGCCATCTGTTGTGACGGAGACGGCCCTTGGGCTTGCTCTTGCTCTGTTATTTTAAATTGTTCCACGTCTGCTACCCCCATTGCTCTGATAGCTTCTTCGACAATCTTACCTGTTTTATACTCCATTTGTAGTCCTGATTGGCTAAGAACTTGTATCATATTCATCCATGTCTCAGGATTTCTTGCGGGTTCGACAGGAAGTGTCCCGTCAATAACGAGATAGTCTATGTCTCCTTGCAGAGCCGTTACGTCGAAATCTACGTACCCGTCTTCTGCAACTTGGATTAATTCTCCGGGCATTTTGTCTGTGTCAATTCGGAGTGAACCTTCCAAGACAACAGCGTCTTGCAGATTTTGTGTCATCATACGAACCATAGGACGCACAGTAGTCGCCGACATGATACGAGCTAAGACCCCTAGACGTTGTGAGCCGAGTTGGGTTAGGCGTTGAATTTCTGTTGCTGTTCGTACGTCGCCGGTTGGTACGCCTTGTTGGGCGTCGGAAGCTGCGGATATTCTTTGCTTCATGTCGCTCATTGCTTGGATGTCACTCCAGTGTCCGCGGGTTACGTCTGGGATTTCCGCTATGAATACGCCGTCTCCCGGTTTAGCACCCGGCATTGTTCTGACTACACCCCAAGGATTGCGATCTATGAGATCGGGGACAGACACTTGTGTCGGGTCTACAAAGACGAGATTGTTTAAGGCAGCTTGGACGTTGTCTATACGTGAGCGTAAAAGCCATGTTGAAACTTCGTGTAGTGGTAACAGTAAGTCGTATAAAGACTGACTAAAGGTTTTGTGGTTGTCTTGGTACAAGCCCCCAACGACTATCGGGAATTGTTGCCCGTACGGATTTAACTGACACCGAATGACGACTTCTTCGTCTATAATCGTTATTACCATCCACACTTGTTCAAGTGACGGAACGCCAATTTCATAACCTTGTAACCGAACCCACATTTCGTCTACCACACGAGCTTGGTCGAGCGTGAAGTGGTGTCCATTTTCGCTACCAGAAGGTTCTTCA